CATTACCTAAAACGTGCTTACTAACCTCTACGTCTGACTCGATGTAATTAAGCGCACCCATGTATCCGGGTAAGCTGTAAGTATCTAAACCCGGTCTATATTCCTTTAAATAAAGTATCTGCCTGCCTTGTCTTACCTGCGTATTAAAAGCGTTAACAACTTGAACCTTTTCCTTTCTATCCGACCAGTCATATTTGTACCAAAACTGGGTGTTATCCTTATTAGTTCTGATTCGTGTATAGTCTACATGAGAAACAGAAACAAGCTGCTCACCTAATGCCGACCAAATAACTTCTAAATAAGAACCACCGAAAACCTCAATGTCAGTACTAACTTTTCTCGTTAAACTGTTTAAATCTTCGTACGGGTTAGGTTGCTTTATAAATTCATCGGCAGCAGCATCCTCACCTTTTGCATCCCATCCGTTGCCAATGATATAATTTACTTTCCCCTTAATTATTGCGTTATGCTTTGCAGACTTATTATATAACTCCAAAAGGTATTCCGGATAATCATTACGATAACCAAACTCCATATAACCACCTTCAGCACCCTTTTTCTCTTTGTATTCTGGCTGCCTTGCTTCTGCAAAATTTAGTATTAACAAGTTGTTGCTCATGGTGTAATATATTCCGTTTCGATTTCATGCTGGACATATCCAAAGGCTTCTGCATTGTTCAGCCTCATTATACCTTCCTCCAGCAATCCCGTTGCTTTTGTTTCGTCTTTATTGGTTGCGCTTGCCTGCTCATAAACGAAGTACTTCCATTCGCCAGCAGGTGAATTGCTAAAATAGTTATTTACAATGACAGAAAACTGATTGTATCTGTATTTATATGCGCTTGTATCCGTATTGTTCAACTTCACAAACTTAACCACCTGTTCGGGCATCCTGCTTTTGAATACAAACAAATAGTTAGGGTTAACTAACGTTTGCTTTTCCGTCAGCGTTAATACAACAATCTCCGTATTTCCTTTTTTCAGCGTTATCATTACAATTAAATAGCAATAGCAGATTATTTACGCAAAAAAGCCACCCCGTTAAAGGATGGCTCTTATTTTTCAAAGGTATTTGCTTAAAGTCCGGTAACTACTGAAGCCTGAACTTCTGGTGCAAAGGCTGGTTCTGTACCGGTAAAAGTCAAGCTGTAACCATTACGGTCACCACCTGCTACACCTGTGGCAGCTGAACCAGTTGTTAGGTCTACACCATTTTGCAGACCAATAAGCCAGTACTTATTATTTTGGTCTTGTACTATTGCCATTAACGTATTCTGTGCAAGCAGAAGGATTTCGTTCCTTGTGTTAGCCTGCATCTTGTTAATGATAATATTTAATTCAGGTGCATAGAGTACAGTACCATTCTCAACCGAACCTGTTATATTTTCGGTAAGGCTGGCAGTATTTTTAATTAGGTTGTACTTGTACCAATTTGACGTATCTGTTATGGCTGTAACCACACCTGAAGCCTGTGTAACAGTAGTAACGTTTGCGTGGGCAATAAACCACACCGCCTTAACGCCACCGATGGAATCACGGCAATCTAATGTGAAGCCTTGAGTAAGAACACACGGCATATCTTAATTATTTATAATTTAAAAAGTGGGGCAGTTATTAGCCGCCCCGTTTATCTTTATACGAAGAATTTAGTTATTTCGTCTGGGAAAGCAAAGTTAGTTCCCATTTTCCATTCTGCGATAAATCTCATTTCCATTGCCTCAGCAGCATAGAACAGCTCAAATTTATCTTCTTCGTTCAAAGCATCTACGCCTAAAAACAAGTTAGAAAGTCTTGCAGCTACCAAGTCATTTGTTCCGTTCAGTCCTTGTACAGCTATAACCCTTACACTTGTACCCGGCAGGAAGAATTCGCTGTCTGCTTTAATATCAAGATTGTAAGCGAACAGATTAGCATTTTTCAAAGCTACTGTATACAACCTGAATACATCCATACCACAGAAGATTACGATATCATCCTTTGCAACAACCGTTGCAGGGATTGCAGTATAGATTGCATCAAATACGCTTACCACGTTTGCAACAGTTATTGAAGCAATCGGACCGCCTGAAATATAAGTGGATGTATTGGCGTTTACTACTGAAGCACCAGCGGCAGTAATCAACTTCAATAACCCATCAAACTTATTAAGGTTTACGTTTACAGAAGTAGTATCACCCTGCCAAATAGCTGTTTCAAGTTGGCTGGCTATTTTTTCTGCTTTTCTTGTAGTGTACTGCTCTGCAAAAACCATTTCAGTATACATAGAACCTGCAGGAAGGGCTTTTTGTAAATACTTGCTTTCAAGATTCTTTAAACAAAGAGGCTCATTAACTTTAAATTTGCCGACTGTAACTGCCCTCTGGGTAAAACTTGTAGTTCCGCTTGGTGTAAATCCACAAGTGCCGCCATCTTGGAAGATTGCATCTGTGTCCATAATTCCAATCTGCTCACTTGATTTAACACCCAGTAAAACGTTACCTTGAGATTTAATAAGTTGAGCAGTCTTGCTTCCAAGTACTGAAGAGAATACGAGCTCTTTCTCGTTCTCTTTTGTGTAGTTTGCTAATGCCGATACATTAAATGCCATGTTATTTGTTTTTCTTTGTTAATTAAATTTTTATCCTTAGTTCTTTATATTTTTAGCGAATTCAAGAAACCTGCTAACCTTATCTGATTTACTTTCTACGTGTACGTGAAATTTATCAGCCTGTGGCATAGGGTCAACGGAAGGCGTATTGCAAAGACCTACAACTACATCTGTAAGCTGTGTAATTGCAGCCGCAAACTTTTCAGCCTGCTTTCCGGCTACCTGCTCAACTTCAGCAAACTTGCTTTTCATTGCAGTCAGTTCCGTTTCCATTTCCTCTATCTTCTTTTTCATCATTTCTTTGTCCTCGTCTTTCTTTGCTTCAACTTCTACCTCAACGGCTGGACCTTGCTCTGGTACTTCTACGCTGGTAATTATTCCAGCCTCGTCTACTACTATTTTAGTACCATCAACTAATTCGTGTTCACCAACTGGAGCAGGTGCAAGGCTTCCATCTTCTGCTATTACCTCAACTTTACCGCCAACTTCCAGCTTATCAATGTTTACTTTAGTACCACCGTGCAGAACGTATTCTGCCATCTGTAATGGTGTAACAGGTTGCACGCCTTCAGCTGGTATCTGCCCAGCTTCAGCGAACATCGCCTTGATTTTGTTTAATGCTTCTATTGCAGTCATAATAACTTTATTTTTAAATAGGGTGTTTGTTTCATATCGGCAAAATAGAAAAGCCCACCTTAGAAAAGGCAGGCTTTAAACCAACTATAACACATGAAGATATTTACTTTACCTTCTGCAAAAGTTTAATTATTTCATTCATCATCTTTTCTTCCGGTGTCATCTGCTCTTGCTCTTTGTATAAAAAGTTACCTTCAACGCTAAATCCTAACACCTCACCGCTTTTAACCTTATTCCAAGCCTCGTCATTCTCAACTTTGTATGAACCGAACCAGCTACCATCTGGCACATCTTCAAAGCCTACCATTGGCTGAATGCCTCTTTTCTTGTCAACTATCCAAGATTCAAACATTGTTAATCCTTCCTGCACATCTCCGCTGTTGTGCATCAGATTCACATTATTCTGATAGCCTTTCTTAAAAAACTTCTGCGCTATTTGTTTAATTGTATCTGCGCTAAACACTACATAATATTCACCCCTAATTGCATCGTTTCTGTAAATCGGAGTATCTGCCAACATTAGCGGACCTGAAATAATACGCTGTTCCTCGTCTTGTATTACAAAGTTTTGCCGTGCCTCCTTAAAAGCAAGAAAGCCCCTTTGAATAGCTGGTCTGTCAACCAATGCAACAAAGTCAACTTCTACATCGCTGCCTTCGTTCTGTTCTATTTGCAATTCGTAAATCGGTATAATATTCTCCATCATTTTAATTTTATCCGAGCCTTGCTGCCCTGTTTATTCTTGTTATTCTTTCTTGATTATTGCTAATATCTGATTCTATAACATACGCCCT